TTGCCGTCTTTGGGCTTGATGGCGTGGACGTGGGAGCCAGCCGTCCAGCGGGACGAATCGGCTATGATAGGGAGTAGCGAAGAAATTGATGCACCACCACCCCAACCACGATAACCTCTTTGACCAAATGCTGTAAGAGGAATAAGTAGAAGTAAAAATAGATATTTTTTCATTTCTCTTTATCCTTAATTTCTATAAACTTTAAAGGTAAGAGTATCTACACAACTTGTGGCTTTTTGAATAATCATATATCTTGTACCACAAGTATTAACAGTCTCTCCATTCGATGATGCACCATAAGCTCCACCATCTGCTCCTGTAGTCAACCAAGATGCAGTAGTAGAAGCTGTTCCATCAGAAAAGTCTAAATACCTTACATCATTGGTAAAAACATTTCCTAAATTGTCAATAGGAGACCACCTTACTTGCAACGAGTCAAGAGTAGATGAACCACACTGCGGATAGACTCCAACATAGAAATTACCGTTCCAATAGTTCTCACCATTATAAGGTATTCTAAATGTAGCAGGTTTAGTTCCAGTAGTATCCGCTACCAAGTTAGGATAACGAGGGTCATCAAACTGCGAAGGAAAACGCATCCAAACATACGAAGTGTCTGAATTATATAGAGTTACGGTTGCGCTATCCGTTTTGTGAGTCCAGCTTCCCCAAACCACGATATCTTCAGATTGGGCAAATACACTCCCTGCTAAGATAAGGAGCATAAATAGAACTTTTTTCATTTTTCTTACCTCTAAGAATTAGAGTTATTTGTCGTATATAAAAAAGGAGGGAATTTTCAATTTTAATATTTCCGATTAAACGGAAATCAGTACAGGAATCACAGTATTTAAACTGTCGTAGTTTCTCGCTAAAAAATAAAAGGCGGGAAGGAAGTGGGAGAGTAGTAGAGCACTTCTTTTCGCTCTCGCTATCCCGCCAGTTAGTAACTACTTACGGGTTTGCATCAGGAGACAAAATCTGAAAATTAGTACCATCATAAACAACTAAAAACATCGAGCCTGCTTCAATATAGTTGTCCGCAGGGTCAGCATCATGGAGAGACTTTAATGGCTTCCAAGCAAGAGTGTCTATACGCATAGCACATGCACCAGTATTGGCAGTATCAGCTTTTACAATAACTACCATACCAGTAGCATACGCTGCTGGCGAGTTGGTCATAGTAACTGTATAACTATCAGTACCCACTGTGTTATTAGCTGTACCGTAATTAAATGAAGCAAGATATACAGCACCAGTAGTAGTAACCGTACCAGTAGTGGCTAAATTAGCAGCACCAAAATCAAGAGTACCATCAGTTGCGTTGGAGACAGTTTCACCATTACCAAAAGTAATCTCCGGCGACTGAGTACCATCAAACTTGATTGCCGAAAGGCCCGTCCAGTTCACTACGGCGCAACCCGCAAGAAACACAAGAATAGCCGCAACGACAGAGAACTTTTTGAACATTTCTAATCCTTTCAGTTTATTGTCAGGGGAGTTTATTAGACTCCCCTTAACTATATGTTAATTAGGCAGTTGCCTTGACGACCCAGCGATAGTCACGAAGCCCACACCCGGCGCTGTAGTAATACTTGAACCGAGCCACAACATCACGCTCGAAAGCAGCGTCACTATCCACACCCTGACGGTCAACGGCAGGTTTCCAATACCACATCCAAACAGTCTGCTTGGCAAAATCACCAACATACCAATCAGTAGTAGTGCTGATATACGGAGACTGATAAGGAACCAAGCCGAGCTTCTGAGCATAAAAATTCGCACCACGATTAGCCGAAGAAGTAGACTCAAGGCTAAGGTCAGTACACATGCTCCAAGCAGTACGGAACTTAAGCGGATGAACCAAGATAGCCTTCGGGATAACATTGATATAACGCGACTTTTCATCAGTCATAACACCGAACAGACCATAGACAGTATCCATGCTCGCAGTAGAGATAGCCGAAGAAGCCGCAAGGTTATCATTGGTAACACCATCAATAGCCGCATGGTCATTGCTATAAACAGTGACAGCAGAACCATTATAAACCAAGGCAGTCGAGGTGGCTTCATCAAGAGCAGTACGAGCCGAATCCTGAATGGTCTCAACGATGTACTGATGACGATGTTCGCCCATCATCTCACCAGCCAACCGCGCACGATTTAGAATCTGACCCGTCTGGTCGGAGAGAACAAGCTCGCGCTCAATCTCAAGAATCTCACCAAACTTGGCAACTTCAATACGGACACTCTTCTCACCAATATCCGAAACAGGGTAATTCTGACCGGGGCGAACACGCGGCATCTTGCTGATAGCACGAACACCGGCAATGTACTCATAGTCAGGGCGGGAAGTTTCCATTTCAGTAACGAGATTTTCGATACCGTTCATTGCATATTCATAAGCAGGAAGCAGTTCACGCGCAATGAGTTCCTTCGTGACATACGGGAAAATCGAATGACCAATAGCCTCAGCTACCTCACGAGGGTTGTTCACATCAGTCTCAGGGTTTTCACGCAGAGCAGTCTCATCGAACAGTTCACGGATAGAAACCTGACTCGGCTTGAAATTCGGGTCAGCCATCACCTCATTGACGAACCGCTTGCCAAAAATAGGAGCGGCAGTCTTAATGTCGCCAGACTCGTTAAGCTGCGCTTCCATCAGTTCTTTTACTTTACCCATTTTATAAACCTTTCTATAAATTATTATTGATTAAGAAGCGAAGCCATTAAAGACACCTGCACCACTGCCGATACCTGCGCCAATGGCGAAAGCATCATAAGCACAGTCAAGCACAGTAACCGCACTGGCATTATACTCAAGCGACCACATAATACCATCAGCACCGGAAGCAGCAGCAGTCAATTTCCACGCAGTGCCGTTAGCACCAGAACTATACTTCATAGCCGTACCAACAGCAGTGGTAGCCGAATCAATACCGATATTAACACGCCCACGCAGGAGAACATTGACCATAGCAGTATCTCCATTGCGCGACATATCAAGCGAACAACCGACAAAAGTCGTGTTATCGCCAGCCTCATCAACAACAGTAATAGCGCCAGATTCATACTCAACAAGGTCGCCGGGGGCCAGAACCGTCGCACTCGCAACAGGGAAGTGCAGTTTGTTAAGCTGGTCGTCCTCACCATAGAGAAAACGAACATTGGAAGTAGTAGCCATTTTTATTATACCTTTCTAATTAGTTTTTCTTAAACCACAGAGATTTGAAATCTTTTACATCTTTTTCTTCTTTCTTACCAGCAGGGCCGAAGCCTTCAACTTTAGCTGTCTTAACGGTCAGAGTTTCAACTTTGTCAGCGATCAGTTTATCGGCAACTTCCTCTTCGAGAGTAAGCAGAAGACCTTTAAATTCCTCAGAGACTTTTTCAGAAATCTTGGCTTCGGTAAGTTTGGTCTCGATACGCTCTTTCTTCTCAACAAGAGCCTTCTCCTCCTTGAACTTACCTAACTCAGTCTCCGCTTCCTGAAGTTTCTTTTCAATATCCTCTTTCTCGGCAACAAGAGCCGCCTTGTCCGCTTCGGCTTTTTCCTCGGCTTCCTTGACTTCCTTATTGACCGATTCCTTGACTTCCTGCATAAGAGCATTATAGGCTTCAGGATGGTTTGTTTTCAGTTCTTCAAGCGTCATTGGTATCTCCTTGTTTTTGACACTTTCTTCATTTTCATCTTCTTCGCTTTCTTCTTCTCCGTCTTTTTCAAGTTTATTAATACGGATTTTTTGAATAGCTTCTTTTATTTTACCACTAAAACTATTTAAGGCATCTTCAATAGCAGGCACAACATCTCCATCTGTAACCTCAGAAGTCCAGATTAGATTAGAAAGAAAATCTCTCAACGCAAGCATGGTTCTGTTATAATCAACAAAAGGCTGCTCAAGATTCTCCTTTTTACTTAAAATCTGGTCAATCGTTAAAAAGGCTTCATTCAGAACAAACAACGCTCTCTCTGTATCCGCAGAAGCAGAAAGAGTCTTCTCAACTTTTCCACCAGCAGCAGCAACAGTAACAAAGTCCGTTGAACGCAACTTGGTGATGGACTCGACTATTGAAGCGTTTTTCTCTTCTTTCTTTCCTGCTCTGATTTTCCCCGCCCCCTGAATAGAGAGAGCCACCTCTTGAGGATGTTTCTTAGCCTCTGCATATAACCAAACAGTCTTCGGATTTTCAGTAAAATCTATTTCAGCTTTGCAGCAGTTTTTTCCATCAACTTTTTCAGTCCAACTTCTCTTAGAAGTTGCAGTCCACTCAGAGACAGAACGCTCTTTTGCAGAATGGTCAAGAAACATCTTTCGAGATGTGCCTAACAGTTCAGCAACATCACTAACAGCTTTAGCTGTGTAGTATCTCTGTCTGCCATCTGTATAATTAGCAGACCAACCCTCACGAATGATTGTTACAACAGCGGTTTTAGACTCATCATTAAAGACAGCTTCGGATAAAGGACTACCAAGAACTATCTCGTCATTGACAGATTCAGACTCTTCCTGCTCACTATCTTCTGTCGGTTCGTCCTCTACTGTTTCATCCTCTTCATTTTCAGTATCTTTATCAGCCTCTTCAGGCTCCGTACTCTCAGACTGTTTGCGCACCCATTTATCTCCAACTTTAGTATATTTCTTTTTCACATTTGCCCAAGCAGCCTGACGTGCAGCACTCTCGTCTTTGGTATCTTCGTAAACAGCATTAAAAGTTTCAATAAATATTTTCTGAATAGGCTTGGAAAGATTCTTTACAGTTGCAGGGATATTCTTCATTGAATATGGCATTGAATTTCTCCTAAAACAAAAAAGGACAGACACTTTTATAAAAAAGTACCTGTCCTTATTCGGTGGTATATAATATGTATTGGGTGCTATCTTCTTTGAGCAGCACCTAAACTCAGTGTGAGCTACCAACAGCTAAAGCTCGTTGGCTTCCAGAGTCAACAAATACTTTCTTATTATCGAAAATAAAATTTTCAATAACAGAGGATTTCTTCTCGTCTGACATCTTGATAGGCTCCCTACCAAGTTACAGTGTAAATATAGTAAAATTATTTATAAAAAACAAGTAAAAAATTCATTAGTTGTCAATAAACCTATACTTATCTTCAACAAGCACCTCATACTGGTCAATTCTTGGAGAAGATATATCATTTCCAGAGATTTTAATTGAAACTATCCCCCTGAAATTGCCACTATTCGCCGATTCCAATAGGAATAAGATAATCTTCTCCATAGAAACTGACTTGGGGGATACCGGCCTTTCCTTTAGTTTATCGAGTTTTTCAATGACTTCTTCGATAAACTTCTCCTGATTTATCACGCCGTGCCTCTATCTATCTTACGTTGATAATTAGTTTCAGGTTGTTCGGTTTTTCCTGTTTCAGTCTTTCCTGTCATCGCAGCAAGCATTGGAGAAGCACTATCAAGAGAAATTAAACTCATTTCATTGTCGGGGTCAAGACCATACAATTTAGCCGCCGTTCTACGCGAAAGCACTCCTGCTTGAATAAGAATAGCAAGCGACTGAGCAAACAATAAAGGATTATCCGCTTTCTGTTTCGGAAATACCACTGAAATAGGCAGGTCTTCAACATTCATCTTGATAGTTTTAGCTTCTTCTTTCAAAGACTCAACTAAACTTTCTTCAAGTTGTATGTCGGAGGTCAATATCTTTATACATTCCTCAACAGGCAGTCTATTTACTGTATAAGAATCCTCGACCAAACCTAATTCTTTGTAGACCAAAAGAATTGCTCTGATAATATCTGTAAGATTCTCTACCCACATCTGTTGAATAGAACTTACCAAAAACTCTAATGGTGTTCCGGCAGAACGGATAGAAGCATAAGACGAATTGGAAATATCAGCAAAAACAGCATACTCAGGTAAACCAACACCTGCGGCCATAGCTAACCGGTGAGGACGCGCATAGTCTTTCGAGTTAAAATCTGAGAGTTTTGTATCCTCTATTCTCCACTCTTTAAACGGGGTTTCTATTTTGTATTTAGCTCCACGAACAGGTTGGTCTGTACGATTATAGATATTAGCATCGTTGCTTTTCAACTTGAGAATCCATACAACTGAAGACCTCTCATGGTATAAACGAGCTAAATCAAGCAGAACATCTTCATAAATTCTATCGAACCTGAGAATAGGCTGTAAAGGCAACTCACCTCGTTGATTATTACGGCTACCATACTTAAACCAAAACACTTTACAATTAGACTCAAGTTTATCGTGGTGTTCAGAAAATACACCAACATCAGTGGCTTTATAATAATCTACATGAGCATAGTATTTAATCTGATTTGAATTGCTTGTATTATACTCTCTTGTAAACGAAAGGACAGTTTCTACATCTTGCGGGTCATACTCTATATCTGTAATCTCAAGGGGGTCTATTTCTCTAAATTCTATGTTGCCCGTCTCAGTAATAAACATAGCTAAGAATATTTCTGAGTCTGTATATTGATTCTGCCCCCAACTCGGCAGTTTCTTAAAAAGTCTTGATTTCTTCAGGGCCGAGGTAATCAGAATATCAATATCTTCAACAGGAATATCAATCTTTATTGGGCCTGAGAACACAACAGAGCGGACAAGGTTAATAATATTGCGGATAAAAGGAGAGAATCGCGCTTTTTCTCTTGAAGCACTAATAAACATAGCATGTTCTTCTGGAGTTTCCTGAGAAACACCTGCCGCAGTGTAAAAAGCAACTTCTCTTATATTATCATCATTTCTTTCCCCAACAGACTCATTAAGAGCCTCAGAATATTTTTCCAGAAAGGATGTACTTGCGAATGGTTTGGATTTTGTCTCTACAATAGAAGATAGATAATCAACTTGTTCTTTAAGTGCTTGTATGTCATCCATAGCGGCTTTGTATGTAGCTTCTCTTGTTTCATCAAGAGCTTCAGTAACCGCAGCGACAAGTTTATCCTTTATATCTTCCATGATTTTTCCTTGATTTTCAAATATAAAATCTGTAAATTGTTTTATGAAATATAGCATTTTTTGATGTAAAAAACAAGTAAAATAAACAAAGGTTTACCAATGCTTATCAAATTTAAAGACGAAGAAAAAAAGACAAAACCAAGAATATATCTTAAGAGTTACACAACCCCTGAGATAGTCGAGCTATTCGCAGGTAAGTATAACTGTAAAGAATGTCCTTTCATGCTCGTATGGACAGGCAAAGTCAACGAAGGTGTTAAAGACATCCATCGAATGTATTGTAAGTTTGCTCATGTGGGGCTGCATAACTTACCTGTTATATTTGGTTTACCTATCGAAGAAACCTACAAACTGGTTGAAAGACTCTACCACAAAGATGATTTAGCGCCTGACATAGTTAAAATTCACCCTAAAACCAAGAGACAAAGATTTATTCTCTCCTGTATTTTAGTTAAAGAATTAGGCGATTCGTGTATTATTGATAATCACAGAGAAGGAAAAAAACTTCTTGATAAAACTCTTTATGAAAAAGTCATAGAGTGGCGAAAGAAGTTCCTCAAATAAAAAAGGCCAGATTAGTGTCTGGCCTTTCCTACTACTTCTTGATACCCTTTTTCTTCTTTTTCTTACCGCCACAAGCCATAGTAGACCTCTACTCAATAAGATTCTCTACTACTTCTCCTAAATCACCGCCTGTATAGCTTAAACTCATATCCGCTAATTCAAGTTCCCATAGATTGTATTTTTCGTGATAGCGTAAAATAAGATAGGTTATATATCGCTCTTTGCACCAACTTTTCATCTTTTCTTCACTCTCGGTCAGTTTACCATTACCTACCTTGACTTCAGTAGGCCAAGCGTGATTCTTAAACCATAAGAAACCATCACAACCCAACTTGTTTCGAGCGATTCCGCCTGTATCACCTAAACGCATCCAGAAGAATCCTTTTGGCAGATTCTTGGCTATTACCCCATTAGATAGTGTAAGGTCTCTTTCTAACACACTGCGTCTCCTTCAAAAACCGCCTCTACCTGAGCGTTATCTGGTATCTCAAAGTGTTCTGTCCCATTTTCATAAATGATTTTAATAGACTTCAATCTTGTCGAGAATAGAGCTTCGTCATCGCCCTCAACAAGAAGCTCCAAATCAGTCTTATCAACAGAAATAGTCTTTTTCATTTATACATCCTCAATCCTTTTCTTTCACTCATTGTTGAGTTACGTCTGTAAAGTTGCTCACACCTTGTCCTGCCATAAGCCCTTTTATTGATAGGCTCCCATCCGTCATCAGTTTCAACTATATCATCAAACTGTAACTGAATTTTCACATCCCCAAATGCTATGTCAGAAAGCGGAACACCATACTCCTTAGACCTTTCTCGTTTCTTTCTATTTCTCATCCATCCTCCTCATCAATAATTATTATGTAAACATCATTTTGATTTTTAAACTCCTTATCTACCATATTCCATAGGTAAAGATAAGCTCCTGTACTATTTAGTAATCTATATTTATCAGGTTCATATTCTTCATAAGAAGTCCCTGCCAAAACACAGCCAGACGAGTCTTGCGCGGTGTTGCCGATATGTATCATTATATACTGGAAGTTAGGTACATTTTGTAACCACAACATATAATGACTATTGCCAAATCGCTCACGATACTTTCTAATCATCCCGCCTTCGATTCTTTTCTTTATCTGATAAGTCCCTGCGGGGATTCGTGTCTCTCCGGCAACTTTTGGCTCTCTTGCTATATCTTCAAGGGTGTAACAAATTATTTCATCACCATGAACAAGTTTACCTATGGTCTCAGTAGGTGTCTGAAACATTCTTTTTAAAATTAGGTACATACCTTTTCTCCTGAACATTCTTACAAGCAGGTCTATTTTAGATAAAGGCCAAAAGTATGTCATGGTTGATGAAATCCAAGGAATTTGTCAATCCAATAAACGCCTGTTGAAATATGGCAGTTATTATGAAACCAAGTAAGTTGCGGTCTAAGTGTGTAGTAAACTGTATTCCAAATAATCAATTTCAATAGAAGCAAGATAATAATAGCTATCAAAACCCACCAATACCATTTCAGGCGTTTCCATTCATAAGAAGGAATTTTAGCAAGAGAAAATCCAGAGGCAAGAAGAAGAAGTCTATCGAAGTGCTTGAATAAATGCCAAGCATCTTTTGTACCAAGAGCAAAATTAGTATAGTCCATCGCGGCGTTGTTTGCCGTATATAAAACAAGTATGATAAATAACCAGAAAAAATTCATGATGCTTTCTGCTGATATTCAATATATAAAGTAGAGCCTGATACATAACCAAATGTTCCAGACAGTCTAAATAATATCCCATGTCCCAAACAAAGAGGACATAGCTTATTATTCAACACACCTTCATTGCATATCGGACAAACAAGCTCTTCTAATTTTACAGTCTGTTTCAATCAACACCAAGACTTTCAGATTCGTTAAGAAGAAAACCATCTAATACTGAATAATTTACCTTATGAAAAATAGTCATTTTTCTCCGATAGTATTCAGCAATAGTATCTAATCCTAAATCGTCTGCTAATTGAATCTGGCGACCAATTTCGTTAGCAAGATACTCGTAATGCTCTCTGTTTGTTGGAATTTCAATATTAAAACTTTCTGTATTCATTTCTTATCCAAACCCATAAATTCATACTGTATGTTATAGGCTTCCGATTCAAAAGAAATCCACCTATAACCTTTTTCATAATATTCTTTTACGTATCTGTAAAGAAATCTAAAGAACCCTATTTCTCTATACTGTTTTACATGAACTAATTCATGCACTACTACACTCTCAGTAACTTCATCGAAAAAGAAAATAAATCTGCCAAAAGTAATAGCTGTAATCCCTCTGTTATATGAAAAGAAACTTTGTATAAACTTAGGTAAATTATCAATTATCTTTATCTTTTCAGGTTTATAAACTAAATCCTTACTATAAACAAAGGCTTCAAACTTTTTCGATGACTTGCTCAGGTATTGTTTCAGGTTCATTTTCTATTACCAAGTTATCCCAATTTGTACTAATTGCTAATTCTCCTTCATACCCATCAGACTCAAGAACTGCATTTCCTTTATTCACGACTTCAAATACTTTATCGTCGCCGCGCCAAACATAAGTTGAGCCGGTTTTATGCTCTTTAACAATAGCGCCTTTTTTAACTCTTACTTTCATAATATACATCCTTTTTGCCTAAAAATCAATCAGATTTACCACCAAATATCCCATTCAGGATTCAACTTTACAGAATGAAAAAGCTCTGCAATATCTTCAATCTTTGAACTTGGTGTAAGATTCTCTATTTTTTCATAGAAACCTTTAGGAGGAGTTATTTTATTATCCTCAATATAATGCAGAAGAACATTACAAGAGTCGTGTATAATCCCCCAAGCCATCTGTTCCTTAGTAGGCTCTTGATTAAAATACTGATTAAGTTTATCCAAACTACTCATGCTGCCCTCCATTTAATTTATAGCAACAACTTAGCTATTTATATAATAAAAGTCAACTATTTTTAATGTGTTTTTCAAACATCTCCATGTTATAAGGAAATAAAGGAGTTATGATTTCTTCAATAGCTTCGGCATACTGCCTTATTTCCCATTGTGCGTGTTCGTCCAATCTTTGCTTTAAGAAATTAAATAAAGAGCGCATATTAACTGTCCAGATAATCTCTGAATAGAAGTTTAATGGAAGAATAATTCTTGCAAGCTCTTTTGCTACGCCACTCTGAATCATTTCCTGATAGAGTGCATAGGATACTTGAGAGTGTTCTTCTATTTGTCCTTTATAGTGTTCCAATAAACCTTTCTCATCTTCTATACTACCTTGTTTATTAACAGTATCCTGAACTCTCATTTTATCTGGTACATAATATTCCCCTTCATCAAACTTGGAGTACCTGCCAGACCGCTCGTTATACGAACAGATTCTCGACCTCATTAATTGACGAAAAACAAATATAGGAGCTTTTATCCTAAACTTAAATACAACATGCTCTAAGGTCGAAAGGTGTCCATTTTGATAAAGATATTCTAATAAGTTGAAATTCTTTTCTTCGTCCTCATATTTATCCCCACCATAAGAAACTCTTGCCGCTTCAACAGGAGTCCATTCATATCCCATCACATCGAGAAGTTCTACACTACCTTTATCTAAAACTTTCATTTAATAATCCTCAAGTTTTTAACTTTACTCGGTACAGTAAGAACGGGTTCTGGAACATAATTAATTATTTCCTCAAGAGAAAGCATTGCTCCGTCTTTTACGAGCTTATTGAGATTTCTTGTCCATTGCTGTTCATTAGGCAACAAATCTAAATTGTACCCGCCCTTATCAGGAGCATAGTATGTATAGAACCCTGCGACATAATAGCCGCCGTTATTGATAGTTTCATAAAGTTGTTTTATAACTTCTGTATTAGGAACATCCGGCTCAAATTCATCAGGATAGTAGTATCTTGGTTCAAGAACTACAACAGGTTTATTAGTTAAATCTCTCACTACATCAGAAGAATAAGGAGTCTGCTGACCAATAAAATCCATCCATACTGAACTACCAAATTCAGTAGTAGAAGACCTTCCTGTTGGATGTAAAGAAGTTGGATGATTATAAGGGTCTTTTTGATGAACTAACATTCCTAAAGTATTAAATTCATCGGTCGTTCTTCCTGCAAAATCATTCACAAGCTCTTGATACTCTCCACAGATAATCCATATTACATTCTTTGCTGCATAACGTGAGACGATGTATCTAACATATTTATCAAATTGAGAAGAAGAAAACTCGCCATAGTCCTGAACCCATGTCATAAATATAACAGGAACAACATCTTTACTCAGGGAATAGTTAATACGTCTGTCTATCCAACGAAAATATTCAGGATTTAAATTGTTGTAATCCGGCGTTGAACCGCCACCGAAGCAAGCGCCGCCTTCATTCGACCAGAAAATATTTCCGTTGATATAAGAATGAACAATAGACTGAACTGCTGTATAGTCATGAGCAGAGCAAAGATTAATTATCTCTTTCCATCTTGAACTATAAGGCATCAGAGACGTATAGCCTCTCCATACGGTATTACCTATCCATTTCCATTCTTCACCATTGCTGTATTTAAATCTCGTACCGTCTGTAGTAATAAATCCTTTTGAGTTTGAATTAACACAAATAAATGTACCCGTAGTACCATTAATATTATAATTCCAAGTACCAACTCTATCAGGAGCAAACCTTACTTTGCCTGTATTGTAATTATCCCAAAAACCATCAAGGATTATTTCTCGTTCTCCGTTGGTGAAAACGCCAACAAATGCAGAATTATAGGACAACACACCAGAAACAGGAAAATCGTGAGACTCGTAAAGATAGAGCGTGTCAGGATAGGATTTATTAGTTTGGAAAGTATAAACATAATCTGAACCTAAATTGTTTTCTCCATCATTCGTGTTTGCTCCAATAGAAAGAGAGTAGAATGTATTACTTTGTAATATATCTGTATTACGAACACATACAGAGTTACCTATCTGTTTAAGTTCATAATTAAATGAAGGATATACTGCCAAGTTATCTCTTACACTTACTAAATCCATTACTTTATTGAAATGTATGAGAAAATCACTTGTAGTAGATACCTTATCTTCTTCTTTAGTAACTTCTATATCTACAACTTCCGGCAGGATAAGGATGTCTTCATTTTCATACATTTTAAAATTAGAGTAGGTTATTCCAACAGGACATTTCAACCCACCAGACTTTATCCCATCAAGAACAGCAGAGCCTAATCTAATTGAGAAAAAAGGCGGGGCGTACTCACAACCAAAAGAAGAATAGTCTCTGTCAACAATAAGCACATCATCCATATACCACTTGAAATGACCTGCTCCCCAAGTCAACTTATGATGATAGGTCTTGTCCTGTTGCCAATCAAAAGGGCCAAACAAAGGGGGATTTCCGAAGGCATTTGAATCGTCTTCATAACCTCCACTAAAAGCACAAACATTCAAACGATGCTCAACATATCTCCATTTATACACATCGTTTAAAACATAGCCATAGATATGAAGAACCATTTTCCAAGGATTATGCCACATGGTTATACCATTAACGTCTTTTCCCCACCAAGAATTATTGTCGTCTCTATCCCAAAAATTAACAAGTTGATAGTGGACATCTTCTTCTGAACAATTCTTGTTACCATATTTATCAATATCGCAATTAGGGAAAACTACATTGGAAGCATAAAGCCCTTTTACATCAAACTCCACAGTGGCATTGTTTGTAGTTGGAACATTGTACTGAATGTAGCTCAGTTCATCAGTAGTTTTCCATCCTTCAGGTGTAAAACTGCCTTCATGTTGTATGCCAACAGTTTTGTAGTCTGTCAAAGGGTCATCTACTAATAAAGACTGACTGAATAGATAGTCATAAGCTATAAATAAATAAGCTATGACTAAAATAACCAAGGCGGTAAGAATTATCTGTCTCATTTTACGACTCTCACTTTAAAGATGACAGTTTTTGTAGGCTGAATTACAGGAGAAGCATTAACAATTACAGAACCATCACTTGCAGTGTATCTCGATACTGGTTGACCATTTTCAATATCATTAGCTTCGAGTTTCACAAGAGCAATCTCTCCTTCCCCTTCTGCCAAAGCCACAAACTGCACCGTAGCAATCGAACCTACTTGAGAAATAGAAACACCTGACTTAATGGACTTTGAAATCCCTATCTCATCTCCTAACTGTTTAACTATTAAATCAGTAGAAAGACCAGTAAACAAAGTCCCGTCTGTGTAAATTAATGTACCGTCCGTATTAGTGCGTGGAGCAATAACTCCAACAGGCCAAATAAGGCCACAAGCTACATTTCTGAAATTTACCTGACCAGAATCAATAACAGAAACTTCAATACCAAAGACATCATCAACATAAATCTCTATTGTCTCTACTGCTGCCAATGATGCCCCACCGAAAATGCCTTTCCAATTCGTCATGATTTACTCCTGCGGTAGTTTTTCATAAAAATTCAAAACCATTGCTTCATGGTCTATTCCACCTATGAATCCGTCTTGGTCATAATCAAAAATAGAATTATAATCCTTGTTCACTCCTTTGGTACACCAAAATGAGTTCCAGAACATCATCAGGTCTAATCCATTGACTTCACCGTTATAGTCATAGTCTCCGAACAAACATTCTGTGGAACTATAAATATAACTCACCCAATTAGAAGGTTCCGACTCTCCTGCACTGTTTGAAGCAGTAATATAAGCAATAATTCTCTGCGGTTCCAGTGAGTACAAAGACAGGTTCAAGGAAAACAAGGTATTAATAGATGAAGTGAATACCATTAATGAGTCGTTTGTAGTCAAATAAACTGTGTACTCTGTTACATTGTCAGCGGGGTCGTTAGCATCCCAAGCAAGTTTAACTTGATTAGGAATGACAATAGGAGCTACCATCGGCAATTCATCACAGAACGCAACAGTAGCAGATAGGAGTAGAATACTAAGCAGTCTCATGGTTGCCCTTTCCAATTTTTCTATACTTATTCATTGCTCTGTATTTAGGTAAACTCATAAAATATCCACAATTTCTACAATCTGCATAATCTTTAGGAACTTCCATCTTCAAAGCTTGCTTACGAATCCATCTGGACTTTCCTTCAGGATACATCCAAAGAGTAAGTACGTCAGTGCCTAACCACCAACGTACTTTATCTCTCTTCCGATATTTCCAAATGTCCTTCAATCGGACAGTACCAAGAAATACTGCTTGGTTCTTATTCGTATAGTCAAGAACCACGTCTCCGTATTTCATAGTTTCCCGCCTATATGGAGAACAATAATCCACAAAGTATAACATAGAAAGAATAATGGAGAAACATAGAACAGATAGAAAAATAATCTCTCATTAACGTCCATGATGACGCTCTTTCTGCATCCGCCTACGACAGTTAGCACAATAACCACCAGAAACATCATAAGCAGAGCCACAAGTCTTGCATTTCTGGCTGTTATTATTGTTAAGAGAAGAGGACTTTCCACTAAGGTAGTCGTCTACAGCACCTTTAGGGACGACTTGACCATAAATAATCATTCCTGCAATAAGAATGATAACTCCCCAGAAAAGTAAAGATAAAAAACCGCTTCCACTTGATTCAGCATACTCACTCATTTTTAATCTCCTTTTTAGTTAAAGGTTAATTGTAGAGTATATTAAGGAAAATTAATATAAAAGTCAACTATTATATTAAATAAAAAACCCCCGCATAGAAGGGAGGAACTATGCAGGGGTCTTAGGAGGAACGGGTAAGTTTGCCCACTGATAATATAGTTAAATTACTTTGCAATGTCAACAGTTAATTTCTCCCTTGAGAAAAAAGATGCCACCAAAGGAAAGATGATGTACTTGATAATAGCTCTGATAAACATTCGGTCAACTTTCTCAACAAGTCCACCAAAGAAACTACCAAAAATCTTTTTGAAATCAATAAGCTCATCCAACCTCTCAATCAACTTGTACTGAGCATCAAGACTATCAAAAAGACTCATCAGGTAGTCTATTGTACTATCGTCTGTGGTAGCTTTGAGAGTTTTCATTTCATTCAGTTCGAGCTTGCCAAAAACTGTAATATTAGTAAAAATCTCGGCTGTATTTCTCCAACTGGCTTCTTTTCTTACCTCATCACAAACTACAGCATCTAAAGTTTCTCTATAATTCGACATACTTACTCCTTAAAAATTTAAAAAATCAATAAATTCAGTTAAATTATTCACGCTCCAAGCAAGTCCATCAATAGGCTCATTCCAAGGTCTAATCATTCTTACTACAGCTTTCTTCTCTTCGACAAATTTTCTCAAGTTCGTAGGACTATCATCTAAATAAACATCATAGTCCGTTTTTTCTCTCGTAATCTTATACGCCTTAACATATTCAATCTCGTCAAGGTTGTATTTCATGATTAACAACCATTTCTGTGCATCCTCATCCTTCTGCCAGTTGTTAAATTTGGCAACAACATCATCCTCATTTCTGAATCCACCTCTTGCTGTTTGTGAGCCCAAATCTCTCAGGTCGTCATAATTCATTTTATTAATCCCTTCTTTAAAATATCCAAAATAATATACTGCAGTACGTCGACAACGACTCCATTGCCAAACTGTTTATAAGCCTGTGAGGGCGAATGATGAATGACAAAATTATCTGGCAACCCCATAATGTTGGCACACTCTCTCGGGGCAAGCTTTCTAACTTTTCCATTAACATAATAAAGTCCTGTTTTTGCACCAACTCCACCACCGTATGCCGATAAAGTTATTGCGTGCCCACATTCATGATAAATTCTTTCCCCTTGCCCCCCCTTATTAACCGTTCCTATTCTAATAGGCTTCAGAGGATAATTGCCAAACATGTCTATTTGCATATTTGCATGATTTTTAATTCGTATATCATCACGATTTATGACATATTTCCCTGTCTGAGAATCAGGGAGAAGAAAATCTTTCAATTTTATGGGCGTATTAGGCGTCTTCGGGAATTCGTATTTAGCCACATTTAGATCATCTCTAAAGCCAATTATATAAATTCTTTCTCTTTTTTGAGGAACGCCAAAATGGCTGGCATCTAAAACCTTGTAGAAAACATCATAGCCTATTTCGTTTAATGTTTTGATAACCACTTCCAATGTCTTGCCGCTATCATGCCTCTCAAAATTTTTAACATTTTCTAAAAAGAGAATCTTTGGTTTATGGTGTTTTGCTATCCTAGCAACATCAAAGAATAAAGTGCCTCTCGTATCTTCAAATCCCTTCTGCTTCCCAGAAATACTAAATGCTTGACAGGGGAAGCCTCCGCATAAAATATCGTGTTTGGGGATATCCTTTTCGTCAACTTTCGTTATATCTCCAGCCGGCTGATCCCCAAAATTATCTTTATAAACTTTCTGGGCATGTACATCCCACTCCGACGTGTAAATGCATTTCGCTCCGAAAGACTCAAACGCAAATCTAAATCCCCCTATGCCAGCAAATAAATCGATAAATGTATAACCAGATAACGCTTTTTTATATTTTTGTTCAATGTTAATCATGATTTCTTCTTCAATTGATTATATTTAGTTGATTTACCCTTGCTTAATCGTATTGGATACTTCTTTCTATTCTTGTGCAACTTCCTTTCGATAATTTCCGTTAGATCCATGTTGTTCATACCGCAAAAATCTAATAAATAAATGGCAATATCGGCAATTTCATCTTCAATATTTTCTCTTAATTTTCGATTGCTAAATAACTCAACTGATGCATTCCTGTCACCCCACTGAAAATTCTCCATTAGCTCAGCGGCTTCTATCGCAATTGACATGCTTAAATTTTTAGGATCATGATATTGCTCCCAATTCCGATCGCTTATAAATTTCTTAATCTTTAGCTTTAACTCTGCAATAGTTGTTGTCTGATCCTTCATTTCGTAGCAACCTTCCCGTATTGACAAAAAAACCGAGTGCCAAGAGATCGAACAGCACACTGATGACAGCTTGGATCAGATTTACATGTCGCAGTTGATAGGGAATTTGATTTTGCTGGGGGGCAAAAAACCGAGGAAATCATCCTCTGTCAAACGTCGGATACCCAGCCATTTCCCCATTTTCAGAGCGCCGAGCCATCCTTATCCCCCTCACTGTAACCATCGTCTCTGGCTTCTTCTACTCGACTATCAATTTCTTCCTTTGCGTCTTTGTATCCGTCGTCGTATCCTTCCTGATAATCCTCATCATCAGCAAGCTCGAAACCAACCATAGCTTCTACCAAACCATCTTCAACGCCGATAGAGAAAATAAAACGAAGGTCATCTCTCTGCTCTTGACTCAAAGAGTAGTAAAGTCTCTCCGCTACTGCACGCCTGTCTTCCATCATGTCCTCCTATTTGTTAAGATTTTCTTTTTCTCTCCGGCTGTCATAGATACAGTAACCAATCAGAAAAAGAACACCAAGAAAAATAGCAGTTTCCATCGCTCACCTCCCTTGCCCTCTGTAATCAACAGAAAACTTTTTCTGGTGGTTCTTCTTTCCGTGTCTGCGTTTGGAAAGATAAGAAGAACCGATAGTAGTTTTCTTCTTAGTAGATTCGTGGTACAATAACCCTTTTTTCATTTTCTCCTCCTTACCTTAGTCTTGGTTCCAGTTTAATGTCTTTAACAATATAAGCTGAAATTAATCCAGAGTCAACAGAAATCTTTTTCCCTACCCATTCTGGATTTAAGTCTTGGTCAGGAAACAACCTGAAAAGATTTCCACAAGAATCAGCACAGTTGTAACAACCATAAAGAATATCAATACTATTCACTGTAAAGAATCTACGATTCATAATCAATCTTTCGTTCTATTACTTTGTACTCATGTCTTATCTTTTCAAATTCTTCTTCGTGCATTATTGCAAGCTCTTTTACATACCCGTTATCTATGAACCAATAGATAAATAACTTGTTAAGTGTTTCAAAATCAAAATAGGAAGATTCTAAATAGATTTTTAGAATTTGTATAAAACTCTGTAATTTCAAGTCTTTTACTGGTTCATCTATTAGACCTTCCGATTCATTAGATTTAATAATAAGTTTAAGCCTGTCAGCATCTTCAATAGCATTATCTATTTGATAATAAGATGCTTCCCTGCCTAACTCGAAAGCTATCTTTTGTTCTTTCAGAACTAAATAATTAGTCCAACCCATTTTGTCCTCCTATGGAAGAATAAGATGAGATTTCTTTTCTTCCTGTTTCTCAAACTTGCCTTCGATACCCCTTCTACCGTCTTCCATAACTATTTCTTTTGTTTTATACTTACAGTTAAGAACATTTGACAATGCAAAAATCAACTGCAAGCAGTAATTAACACCTTCTTTAAGTTCTGCTACTTCTTTTTCCAAAATTTGAACAGCATCCCAAACTTCTTCGTCTTTACTCACTTTTCCTCCGTTCTATTTTACTATAGTTATTAAAAAGTATAGTTAATTAAACACCTCAAACAAATTAAACTTGGAATTATCTTCTCTGTCCATAATTCCAATAATCTCTTCAAAATTAATTGGGTCATCCAAAGCAGAGTCCATTATTTCCTGCTTTCTTACGATAGTTCGAGCCAGATGAGCATCAATAGTCCCACTAACTACCAAATGATAAGAGTTTACAGCGTTTTTTTGGCCTATTCTTAATAGTCTCGACTCAGCTTGAGAAATATTAGCCGGAACCCAATCAAGTTCTGCAAAAACTACTGTTGAAGACGCTGTAAGAGTAATTCCCACCCCTGAAGCCTGAATAGAACCAATAAATAAACGTGTTTTAGAGTTATTTTGAAACTGTTCAATAGCTTCTTGACGTTTATCGGCAGTAGTATCCCCCGTTATCATAACTGAGTCAGGCCACTTCTCCTTAAATTGGGATAACACATCCTTATGATGCCCAAATAATACTACTTTTCCTTCATTTTCTAAAATATTTTCTACAAATTCGATAACTTTAGGCACTTTTTTCAGTGCGGTTTCATGTCTGATACGAGAAAGCACTTCGAAAAAACCTAAAGAGTTGATTCTTAAAGACTCTACCTGAGCTTGGTAGTCATCTTTTGCTTGCTCAAGCAGTTCTTTTTCTTTACCGGAGATTTCTTCATCATTTAAAAGAACAACTTGTCGAGTAAGTTCAGGTAGTTCCTTCAAAACATCCTTTTTTAGGCGGCGAATCATGCAACTGGAACGTAACTTGGACTGTAACAAAGAAAGATTAGACGCTCC